GCTGCTGATTTAGGTGTACAAACTTTAAAAGGCGCTCTTAACTTAGGGATTGATATTATAGGTGATTCATTAAATGAGCCAACATTAAAACCAAATCAAATTTTAATAAATGCTGATATAGCAGTAACACCAGAAATTGCCGATGTAATAGTAGGAAACTATTTAGTACATTTAAATGGTACTGCCGCAGGTGCACCATCAAGGTTAACAAGAATTAATTCTGTTGTAGGTAGTGTAACTCCTGCGCAATATCCAATTATACCTGCAGGTCAATCTGCAGTATTGGTTACTTGCCAATCTGAAATTGATGTTGAAATATTAACAAACCCAGCACAAAGAAAAGTAGAATTATATTACCCAATTGATTCATGGATTGATTATCTTAATGTATTCCTTTTACCAGGATTTAAATTAGATGCTACTAAACATGTACCTACTGGAACAAATGCTCAACAAAATAAATGTTTATCTCCAATTTTAGGTGGTACTAATTTATATAAAGCGCTAACCGATAAAGAAACGATTAACTTCCGTTATGTAGTAGATACTTATGGAAATGGAATCGAAGCAAATTGTAAAGCTATCTATACTAACTTATGTGCAGGTAGAAAAAATGCTTTTGCAATAGTTAACGCACCATCTGCTAAGGACTTTAAGAAAAATACAGATCCAAGCTTTACAGATCTAACAGGTGGTTTATCATCTAAGTTTATATCTGAAGGTGGAGATCTTTCATTGAATCCAACAATTAGATTCTCATTACCTTCTCCTACGAGCGGTGGTTCATGGGGAGGATATTATTATCCATTTATGACTGTTAGGGATTTAGGTAAGAACATAAGTGTTCCACCTGCTGCATATGTTTCTAATAATTACATACTTAAATATGAAAACGCATTACCGTGGTCAATCGTGGCTGGTGTAAGACGTGGAGTAATAGGTGGTAATGGGGTTGTAGGTTTAGAACTAAACTTAGATCAGGAAGATCGTTACTACTTAGAACCATTCGGAATTAATCCGATTGTATTCCAAAGTGGAACAGGACCAACTATCTTTGCAAATAAAACTGCACAACAAGTTCCTAAATCTGCTTTAAGTTCAATTAACGTTAGAGAGGTTGTAATTTATATCCAAGATGGTATTGATGCAATTCTTAAAAACTATTTATTCGAATTTAATACAGCACAAACAAGATTAGAAATTAAAACGTTAGCTGACAACTTCTTATCAACTGTTCAAAATGATGATGGTGTTTATGATTATAGAAATATAATGGATGAAACAAACAATACACCAGAAGTAATTGATCAGAATGTAGGTATCCTTGATACATATATTGAACCAGTAAGAGGAATGGAAATTCTTGTACAAAGAACAACTATTTTAAGAACTGGAGCAATTAGTACAGGAAACTTCCAATAAGAAGCAACTAAAGACGAATATATAAAAAAACAATATAAATTATGCCGTTACCACATTATACACAATCAAGGGCAAGTAGCCAAAGGTACGAACCAGTTCAACCTAACCTTTTTGAGGTGACTATATTTTCTCCACTAGGAGATGATACTGGTCTTATCTTAGAGCAGGTAAATTCAATCGGAGGATTAAATAACTTAAATCCATCTATTGATGCAATTGGGCAGAAGTACAAATTTGCAGATAGATCATTTGCAAGTATGCCAGGTCAAACATTTGTTGATCTAACACTTAACTTCAGTCTTAACTTGAATGAAGCTAATGAGAATTACATCTATAATACATTCCGTAATTGGACTAATTTAATCTACGATCCATTAACTGGTGAAATGGGGTTAAAGAAAGATTACGTAGGAAGTATGATTGTTGTTCAATATAACCGAGCAGGTGATATCTTCAGAAAGGTTACATTTAAAGATGTATTCCCAACTGCGCAGATGGACTTTATCGATGAATTGAATTATACAACTCCAGATGCTGCTCAATTATCAATGACTTATCGTTGTGATCATTGGGTTGAAGAGAACGTAGGATCTTAATACTAATTAATTAAAATTAAAACTGGGAATATTAAAGTATTCCCAGTTTTTTTGCCTTCACTCTAATATATAATATAAAATATATAATATAGAAAAATGATAATCTATAAATTACAACAACAAAAAACAAACAAAGTTTATGTTGGGTATTCAGTAAATGATAATCCTAATAACTTTGGATCAGGTAAATACATTAAGCGTGCCGTAAAGGATTTTGGAACTACTTCATTTAATAGAGAAGTCTTAGAAGTTTTTAAAGAAGACGATTCACTAAGTGATATTTTAAAAAGAGTAGAATATTGGATTAATAAATTTAAATCTGATATTCCTAAATATGGTTTTAATGAAACTGTACAAGAGCTTATTCCGCAAAAGAAAAAACTTACCAAAAAATTACAAGTATTATTAACGCCTGAAGATGAAGATAGTCTTAATGCAATTATTATACAAAAGTCGATGGAGAACAGAGTTAAGCCTGTTGCCATTTCAAGATATGTTAGACAATTAATAGTAGAACATATTGTTGATGAAAATAAAATTGAAAAACAATTAATAAAAAATAATTAAAAATGTCAGAGCACGAAGATAATATTAAAAAAGAATTTGAAGCAGCTGAAGGTGTTTCAGTTAAGGCTACAGAAACTCCTAATAAAGTAGTACAAGAATTAGGAAAGGTAGATGTTAGTAGACAAATGGACCATACTTCACCAGATGATCCTGAAATTAAAAGGTTAAATGCAATGGTCGGTTATACTAGGTTAGATCTTAGTACATTTCCATCCAAAGGTAAATTTTATAGAGATGATTTTGAAATTCATATTAGACCTGCAAAGGTTGCTGAAGTTAGAAACTTTTCAACAATTGACGAAGAAAACCTTAGAGAAGTAGATGAAGGTTTAAATAACATAGTAGTATCATGCTGTAAAGTAATGTATGGAAGCCAAAGAGGTTCTTATAAAGATATTCTTGAAGAAGATAGAATTTATTTAATACTTTCAATTAGAGAATTAACATTTAAGACTGGTGAACAAACCTTAATGATGCCAGTTGGTAAAAAGAGTTGTAAATCTCAAGAATGTAAATCTCAAGAGTCTATAGAGTTAAGAACTTCTAATTTACAATTTAATTCTGTTGTAGAAAAATTTGAAAAATACTACGATGATAGTGATAGATGTTATTCTGTTGCAACTAAAAATTATGGTGTTATACAAATGGCACCTCCTACTATAGGAGTTATGCGGGCCATAACTGATTACGTGAGAGATAGGGAAGAAAAAAACTTAGGGTGGGATAAATCTACACTGGCTATATTACCTTACTTACAGAGAGAATGGCGAGGATGGAATGAAAAAGATATATTTGCAAAGATAACATCCTTTCAAGGTTGGGACTCTACAAAATATACAATTGTCTACAGATTAGCTGAAGATATGAAAGTCGGCGTTAAGCCGGAGATGGTATTCCCATGTAAAAGCTGCGGTGAGGAGGTCATCGTGCCGCTCACGTTTCCCGGCGGTATTAAAGCTCTCTTCATTGTTTCAGATATCTCTTCTGAACTTCTTTAAAATTAGAGTATTATTATTAGAAAAGTTGCATCTCCAACCAACAGAGTTGGATTTGCTTCCTTTCTATGAATATGAGTATACTCTGGAAATCTATAATGATTTGTTGAAAGACCGCAATAAGCAAGAGCAACAAAATACTAAAGACACACAGGATAAATACAATATGGATGGGCTATCTAGTAAAATGAAAAACCCTACTATGCCTAAGATGCCTAGTATATCCATGCCGAAATTGTAAAAATAAAATTTAAATGGCTGCTGTAACTTTAAAAGATTTAATGGATCCGTTAACTAAGATTCAAGCTGCTACTGAATCCACAGCATCTGCCGTGGATTCTTTATCTGTGGCAATAGGCACACAGACCCAAGGCACTAATGCTGTTCTACAAAAATTAGATAGGCTGATTTCTGCGCAGACTGGAGTACTTGATGGTAATATAGATACAATAATGCTTCGCCTTGCTATGAACCGTAATAAGCTTTTAGCTAAAATTGCTGCAGGAAAGAGTAGCAAGAAAGCAGCAGGGCCTGGTGGAGTTGGTGGCGGTGGAAAACTCAAAGCAGCTGGGGAAGCGTTAGGACTGTTAGGTGCTGGTGCAGGAACACTTGCAAAGGGTATGTTAATATTTAGCCTTGTTCCAAAGTCTGGTATTAGAAAGTTTAGAGATACACTATATGATCTCTTTGATATCATGAATCAGTTTAATGGTAAGAAAGTAAAGAAAGCAGCAGAAGGTTTTAAGATAATAGCTGATTCCATTGGTACATTTGCAAAAAATTTAGTTAAAGCAACTTTTCTTTTACCAATAGGAATGATAGGTATAGAATTATTAAAGAAATCTTTAAAAGTGTTGTTGCCTACGTTTTACGATCTAGGTGAAGATTCAAAAACAATCAATAAAGGTGCTAAAACTCT